CAATGCGTGGGATGGTGCCCAAGGAGGAAGTTTTTCCAAGAGCGCTAACAGTGTTATCGCTCGCTCCCAGCTTCTACTGGAAGCATCGTGCTCTTCTTGACTCTGCGCTTGGTTTCGTCCGGGATTTAGTTCCCATGATCGATCCTAAGGGTGGCGTACCAGGAATTGTCCATTCGGATCCCATCCCAGTTATCCTGAATAAGATTCAGGAGAAACTGAATACAGATGGATTTCGTGATAACCCTGAAGATGTAATAGCTGGAAATGTTTCCTTCATTCAGGACTCCGGGTATAAGCTTCGGCATATATTCGTGACTAATGAGCTTTTGCAAATTAGTTCTTTGCCTCTGCAAGAGTTCCTGATGAGTGAGTTGAGGGAGATCCCTCAGGATGCTACCTATGACCAAGACGGAGGAGTCCGTCGTGTTCAGGAGTTTATCCGGCAAGGTTATACCGCTCACTCTTTTGATCTTCAGAAATGTTCTGACAACTTACCCCGTTCCTTCCAAATCATGCTTTTTCGAAGCTTAGGTTTGGGAGAGGATTGGATCAGTTGGTTCTCAGACATCACCTCAGCTAGGTGGGAAATCACGAGTCGTCTTCCTGTCTTTAGACAGGATGGATCACAGACAAAATTGCTGCCCGAATCCGCACGTTATCACTACCCCGTGGGGAAGCGACTGTTCGTTCGGATGACGGTCGGACAGCAGCTTGGTTTCGGACCAAGCTTTCCTGCCTTTGCCCTCCTACACCACAGTATCATCCGGGGCCTTGCCCGACGGCATTCTAGACCCTTGCAGTACGTACTGCTGGGAGATGATGTTGTCATCTTCGATCGGGTCTTAGCCGAAAGGTATAGGGCTTTCATGGAATTGTGTGGTGTTCCGATCTCTTCAACAAAGACGATCGTGTCTTCGCGTATAGCCGAATTTGCCGGTCGGATAATTACCGCCGACAAAGTGGTGAGCACATATAAGTGGCGTGGTCGTTGTTCTGATAACAACTTCCTCGACATCTGTTCTGCGCTGGGACCACGTTCGCTTGGGTTGCTTCGTCCGCGCCAGCGATTCATCGCTGAGGTTTTGGGTTGGATACCCGAACCGTTCGGACTTGGCTGGAACCCGCAGGGGCTTCCCTACGCTCAGCGTGTAGCTGAGACTGAGGAACTCTGGCTAAAGCTTTGGGAGGAAAAGGACATACGTGT